CGCGTCGCGGCATCACGCTGTCGGCCGGAACCGACATCCCCGGCGCGCAGGTCATGTGCGTCGAGATCAACGCGGCGCACCCCGTGATGTCGGGGCTGGTGGCGTCGGTCACAGAGCTTCGTGATCAAGCACAGTCGGGAGCCGCTTAGCGGTCTCATTCACCAGCGCCAGCAGCGCAGGAAGCCGGTCCAGGCTCTGCCTGCGCAGACGTGTCTCGTCCACCTTCGCCTGGGTCGACAGCACCGTCGTGATCACCGACGTCTTCGCCCGGATCTTGGGGCCGAACGACTCCTGGGTCTCGTCCATGGGCATGTCGAGGATACCCTCGGCGTGCTCGAGGGCCTTGTTCGTCACGCGCTCAAGCGCTGTGGAGGCGTCGAGTACTCCATCCCGGAGGCGTAGCCCTTCGCCTGCAGCTCGGGCAGCTGCTTCCTCAGCCGTCGTCCGATATCCGTTCGGTACATCGGGGAGTTGGGCATCTGCAATTTGCCTAATCGGCGGTAGACGGTGTCCGTCGCTGACTTCACGTCCGGCCCGGTCCCGCTCATCACCAGCACGTAGTCGCCCGCGGTCACCATCATCGGGACGTCCACGAACTTGCCCTGGATCTTTCGCGGCGCCATGCCCATCATCATCTCGCAGGGGTGGACGTGCCGCCACGTCTCCGGATCGACGCCGTAGACTGGCACCCCCGTCACTTCCTTCCGCGTCACGTGCGAGTAGGGATAGTCGGGTATGGAGACGACGACGCCAGCCGCCACTTCGTTCATCGTCCAGTTGCGGGGGTCCTTGCCGGTCCATAGGTCCATCAGCCATTGCGCGTGATCGCCCTCGTGGAGGGCCATCTGGATATTGAAGGTGGGCCACCCCGGGCGCATGGTGAACTCCAGGGGCCACGGGGTGCCCGTCTCGTCGATGATGCAGTTGACGTCGATGTAACCTACATAGCCCACCTCCTGTAATGCGGACTCCAGAGGCTGGAGCACCTTGCGTGCCAGCTTGGAGGAGCGAACGTAGCGCACGATTGTGCCTTGCTCGCCTGTTGCCACACCCATATCATCATTCATCAGCTTCTTGAACTCCCAATTCTCGCACCAGCCCGCGGAGAAACCATGTGGACCGAACCAGGCGCCGACCGCCATCTCGACCCCGCCGATGAACTCCTGGAGGCAGAATGGGCCCGGCAGCTTCTGCAGCTTCTTCCAGCGTTGCAGCATGTAGATCATGTCCTCGGGCGTCTTCGAGCAATAGGACAGCGCCTTGTCGTTGTGCGACCCATCAATTACCTTCGATACAAACCGTCGGTCCTCTTTCTTGACATAAGCAATCGCGTCGTCGTAGTTCCGGAACTCCTTATAGTTGGGCACTGCGATCCCGGCCTTCTTGAAGACTGCCATCCCCTTGGAACGGTCGATCTCCCAGGCAGCTGACTCGCAGGTGGCGCCGATCACCTTGACGCCCTGCGCGCGGAGCCGGTCCATGTCGGCGGTGTAGAGCGTGTTGTCGGTCATGAAGATCAGGTCGGCCCAGCGCACCCACTTGCCATAGTCGTAGGTAACCTCGACCAGCCCCTTGCCGATGTTCTTGGTTTTCTCGGACAGCCGGATGCCGAGCCGCACCTCGTGGCCGTCGCGCATGCAGCGCATGGCGAAGTCTAGGCCGTTACCTTGTGGGTCGACGATGAGGAGGCGCACTTCGGACACCCATGGGGTTTGATGCCTGACGTCGGCAGCGGCGACGTCGGCTGGGTCGAGGGGATGTACCATCCTCGGTCGCGCAGCGCCTGCAGGAAGTCGAGCGGGTGGCGCGCGTTCAGGGTGGCGTCGTTGGTGACGGTCTGCCCGCAACCAGGACAGGTGATGGACATGGCGATGAACCCGGGCTCGCCGTTGGCGCTCATGGTGCCACCCGTGGCAGGCTGGAGATCGCGGCGTTCGGGTTGCTCGCCAGCGGCACCTGGCTAACCGGCGTCACAGAGGGCGGCGATGATGCGGCCAAAGGGACGTTCGAGACCTTGTTCAGCGCGGCCTCGGCCGCCGCGATCGCCTTGGCCTGGTCCTGGAAATACTCCGCCCAGCGCTGCGCGATGTCGCCACCACGCTGCTTCAGCTTCGCCTTGGCGTCGTTCAACGCGCCGAACTGCGCGTTAAGATCGGCGAGGATGCTGTTGACATCGCTGCCGAACTCATCAATGGCCCCCATTTCAGTCCTCTCCATAAAGCCGCTGCTGCTTGCGATCGTAGCTCTCTTTCCGCTTCCACTTGCCCTCGCGGATCTTCTTCATCATCTGGTCGAAACCCTCGGGGTCCGTCAAGTACCGCGGCGCCGGCCGCACGCCCAGCATGTTCTCGACCCGGCCGAGATTGGAGCCCTGCTTGCGTCCCTGCTCGAGCCCGCGAACGCTGATCGGCCCGAGGCTCTCGGCGGCATAATTCCAGAATGCGGTCAGCCACTGCGGTACGCTGGGGTCCGGCGGAAAGATCGGATCGCCGCGCCAGTCCTGGTTGGTGGCGAGCTGGCCGACCATCTGCGGCGCGGTGGCGGCCTTGTTGGTCATCTCCTCGACCGGATGCTCGTAGAAACCGAACACATCCTTCATGTAGCCGGGCATGATCAGCCGCTCGGGCTTGCCGGTCGCGGCATCCGTCCCGCCGGTGCGCGGCGCCATCAGGTCCTGGATATCCTGTGGTGGCTGCCCGGTCTTGATCGCCTGATAGACCGCCGCCAGCGTGCCATAGACGACCGACAGCGCGATCGCGTAGTCCATCTTCTGGGTCCAGCGCTTGTCGTTCGGACCGATGCCCTGCAGCCGTTTGAACAGCGCCCGCGCCACGTCGCGCACCGCGCCGCCGAGCTCCCGGCCGCTTCCGACCGTCCAGGACCAGGAGCGCAGGCCGAGCGTGCCGACCTGCTTGATCACCTTGTTCATGAAGATGTTGTCCTGCACCATCTCGCCGAACCGGTTGTCGATCGAGTCCCAGACCTGTCGTGCGGCGGATACCTGTTCCTCGCGCGTGGCTTGCGGGTGTTCCTCTATCCACGCCGACATGTTCTCGTAGAACGCGCCGGCCTTGATCTTGGGGATGTAGGCCTGAAAGATCGGCTGTGCGACGGTGTCCATGATGCGGCCGATATGGCGGAACGCGACCTTGGCAGGGCCCATCAGCGAGCCGCGCGCCTCGGCAGCGTCGGCCGCGAGCTGGCCGCGCAGCGCGCCGCGCTTGAACGCGGTCCAGTAGGAGCCCGTCTTGGAGAACTCATAGTCGGGCGAGTAGTGCCCCGCCTTGGCACGCCCGCCTGCGGCGGTGAGCAGGTCGGTCACCTCCTGCATGTGCCGGGTGCCCGGCTGCAGCCCGAGATAGATGTCCTGGATCTTTTTGCCCTTGATGGCGTAGCTGATGGGCGCTGCCGGCGCCTCGGCCAGCGACTTCGCCGCGGCGCCAAGCCTGCCCGCGCGCGCGTAGCCGACGGCGTTAGCGACGCTGTTGACCATACTCTCCTGCGCCATCGTCAGGGTGTGGTAGCCGGACAGCCCGAGCTCCAGCCCGGTGATGCTGTTGGACGCCCGCCGCGCGGCCTCGTAGGCATCGCCCAGCGCGGGGTCGATGTCGTGAAAGCCACGGCTGATCCAGTTGTTGTAGACGCGAGCGAAACCCTCGGGCGCGTAGGCCTGCCCACCGCTGGCGTTGGTCGAGCCACGGCCCTCCAGCTTCATGTAGCCAGGTGGGACCTTAAAACTGTCAGGGTGGCCGCTGGCCCCCATCACCTGCGGGCGGATGTAGCGCACCGTACCGGCGTTCTTGGCGGTCTCCAGCACGTCGGTGGCGGCGATGAAGAGGTCCATGGAGGTGACATAGCGCATGGTGGCCTCGAGCGGGTTGGTGGTGACCGGCTCCAGGCCGCGGGCGATGCCGTCGGCGATCGTCGGGACGGAGCGCTCCTTGAGGCTGGCGCCGGAGCCCTGCCGCGACATACCGCCATGCGTCTGCGCGACCTGCTGCGCCTTGCCGGGGTCCTTCCAGAAATGCGGGAAGTAGTCCTCGATGAACCCCTGCTGGACATGCGGTGGCAGGGCTTGCAGCTTGCGCATGCGTTGCTCGAACGCCGTGCGCATGGTGTCGGCGAGGTCCTGCAACGCGGGATCGCGCATCTGGGTGCCGGCATAGCGGCTGGAGCGGCCCTCCACGTAGCTCAGGAAGTCGAGCCGGTCCTGCACCGGCATCGCTGAGACCTTCCGATAGGCAGGCTCCAGCGCGGCCGCGGTGGTCTCGGTGTCGCGCGCAGCCTTGCCACTCGCCTCGCGGATGATGCTGACCGCGTTCTTTGCGTTCGCGTCGACGGTCTCCGGGCTGAAGATCTTTTCGAGCACGCCAGCGGCGTTGCGCGCGGCTTGGAGAGCTGTTACAGGCCCTGCACCGGCTGGTGGAGCAGGGCCTGCTCCTGGCGTACCCGCCGTCGGTGGGACGGGGGGAGCGGCACCCCCGCCTGCACCGCTACCCCCTGCGGGAGGCGCGCCGCCGGGAGGCGCACCGCCACCTGGGGGCGGCGGCTCCGGAACCTTTGCGGCTTCTTTGGGGACTTCCGTAGTACCCGGGGTGCGACTTACTGCCGCAGGCCCGCGCCCGGCGGCGCCCTTCATGAACTGGCCGCCCGAGCCAATGGTGAGCATCGCTGCTTCCATCGGCACGCTCGGGTCGTACTTGCCGGTCTTGAGCGACTCCTCGGAGCTCTCGATCGCACGCTTGGGGAGCGACAGCGCGCTCTCGACCATGCGCCCGGGCTCCTGCTTCACAGCCTCCCACAGGCGTCCGCGCCCTTCGGAGGTGGTGAACAACTCCCACGGACCCATCGGCTTGCGTTCAGGCGTAGGCGCAGCAGGCGCGAACTTCTTCCATGGTCCTTCGGCCGGCGCGGCAGACGCCGGCAGCTGCTGGAAGTCTTCCCCGGGACCGGCCATGTCACGCGCCTACCTTCTCCCAGCTCTCGGGCTTCGACGGATCGCCACCCTTGAACCGGAAGCCATCGATCACGGCGCCGGGCTGCGGCGGGGCCGGCGGCCCACCTGCGGGGGCTGGACCTGCAGGAGTGGCCGCTCCCGCCGCAGCCGGCGCCGGAGGGGAAGCAGCAGCCTGTTTCAGGCGTTGGACCGACTCATTGTAGTCCATGTCCGCCTGATCAAGAAGGGTCTTTCGTTCCTTGACACTCATGGTGTTGGCCGACGATGCCGCGGCGATCTTGGTGCGCACGTGCTTGTCCTGCGCGTCGATGATGGCACGAGCTTGCGCCAGCCCTTGCTTGCCCTGCGACTCCTGCACACGCTGCATCGCCTGCTGCTTCTGTTGCTCGAGCCGCTGATAGGTGGTGTCCGCACGGAGCTCCAGTGCGCTCTCCAGCCGCGTCTCGCGAGTGTCGAACTGGCTCTGCTGCTGATCCAGGCGCTGCTGACCGAGCTTCTCGCGGCCGACACGTGCAAGGTCCTGTTCGGTCAGGCGTTGCTCACCCTGTTCCCGACGCGTGCCATACTCGCGCTCGCGCAGGTCCAGCGACGCGCCGGCACGCTGGTTGCGCCCGGCCTCCAGATACTCGGTCAACGCCTTCTTGTCCGCGGCACCGAGCTGCGCGATCTCCTTCCGCGTCTGTGCCGAGAGCTGCGCTAGTTTTTCCCGGCTGTCGATGCTTTCGGTGGCGATGCCCTTGCGGGTGTCAAGCGTGTCCGCCGAACGTTGCATGCGCCCAGCCTCGGCCTGCTGCGCGATCTCGCGCTTGGCACTATCAGACAGCTTGGCGATCGCCATCCGAGTCTCAGAAGACATCTCGGCGCGCTGGTTGCGCCCGGCCTCGGCCTGCCCTGCCACGCGCTCGCGGCTCTCGATGCCCTGGCGCTGCACTTCCTGCCGGCCGCCTGCGATGGTCTCCCTGCTCTGACGATTGGCCGCATCCATCTGCTCCTTGGAGATCAGCCCGGCCTCATGCGCCTCACGTCGCTCGTCCACCGTCATCTTGGCGATGGTCTCCCGGCTCACCATGCCTTTGGCAGCCGTGTCCGCACGCTGGTCGACAGCATATCGCCGGTCACTGCTCGCTTCGTCCGCGCGCTGGTTGCGACCGGCTTCCAGCATCATGACCTGTCGCTCGCGCTCCTGCAGCGCCTGTTCGCGGATCTGCAGCGAGACCTGCTTCCACTCCTGCTGTGATTGTGCGTTCATCATCGGCAGGAACTGGTTGACGGCCTCGGCCAGCACGTCGGGCTTGATGTTGGGGTTGGCCTGCTGCACCGCCTGCACCAGCTGGCGCCAGTCGAGCTGACGCCCCTGCTGCCCCGCGCCGGGCCCACCCATCTGCGGCATCCCAGGCTGCTGCATGCCGGGTGGTCCACCCTGCGCCGGCGCGCCGCCGGGCACCATGCCTGGACGCTGCATCGGAGGTGGCGCGGGCGGGCCTCCCGGAGGAGCTCCGGGCATGCCCCCAGGCGGCATCGCGGGCCTGGGGGGCATGCCCGGTCCCGGGCCAGCTGGACCACCGCCCGGGGATGGGGGTGGCTGCATGGGCTGTGAGGGCTGCCCGGGGGGCATCCCGGGTGGAGGACCGCCCTGCTGGCCCATGCCACCTTGACCGCCAGCCGCCATCAGCTGCAGCGCGTTGCCCATCGCCGATTTGGCGAGCTGCTGGCGCTGCAGGTCGTCGAGCTGGAACTCGCTGATCTCGCCCTGCTTGTAACCGGGATAGACGTTCGCGAGGCCCGCCAGCGCGCTGCCGAGACCGCCCATGCCTGCCATCGTGATCCCCTATGCCGTCGGGCCATAATACGCGCTGCCAGCCACGCCGGGGTTGGACTGTCCCCATGTGTTGGTGGCGAAGCTGCCGCCGCCGGATCCACCACCAAACATGCCAGCGAACGGCGAGCTCGAGCCGAAGCCCTTGCCGAGACCTGCGATCGACTGCCCGAGCTGGTTGCCCATCGTCTGGCTCTGCTGAAAACCCATGTTGGCCTGGTTGAGGCCGACCTGCGCGGTCTGGTTGTTGACACCCTGCTGACCCGTGGCACCCTGCAGGTACTGCAGATAGTCCTGGATCTGGGTCTGCGGGGTTTGGGATGCCATCAGGCCGTACTGGCCTGCCTGGCCAAGCAGCCCGAGCTGGTTGCCGGTGATGCCCTGCGAGGTCTGGTACGGCAGCCCGCCAGCCATTTGCATCATGCCAATTCCAGCCCCCGCGTTCCCCGCCGCGTTACTAATAACGCTTCCAGCACCCTGTGCGCCCTGGACCGCGCGCCCCAGTTGCTGGTTCTCCCAGTTGGTGTTGAAATTCTGGTTCGACTGGTCCGCGACTCCCTGGCCGTAGGGCGTCTGCGCCACCCCGCTCTGTCCAAGCATGGCGAGCGTCTGCTGCTGGTTCTGGTTCTGCTGCTGGGCATAGAGCGCGTTCTGGGGGTCAAAGCCCATCTGAATGAGAGCTTGTGCGGTCGGCAATTCGCTCATGGCGGTGCCAGTTATCGCTTGCCCAGTTTGCATGCCGGTCGCACCGGTTTGCAAGGCATTCGACATGTACTGAGACGCGTAGGGGTCGTTCACGCCCTGCTGGGCGATCTGCTGGTACTGCGGGAGCAGCTGCGCCGGCACGTTGTAGTTCGCGAGCGAGCCGATGTTGCCGTAGGCGCCCTGGTCCGCGCCGGCCGTGTTGGAGTAGTTGTTCTGCATCTGCGGCATCTGCACGTTCGACGCGGGCGAGCCGCCGAACAGGCCAGCGAGAGCGCTGCCGCCCGAAATCAGTGGACCCGCAATTGAAAGAAGACCACCGAATGGCATCTGATCCCCCTGGTCACAGCTTCAAAATTTTACGGAAGACCGTATCAGTTGCATGATAGCCTCTCCGCGCGAATAACCCGTGCTGGGCCGTGACTTTCTCCGTGGCCTCAACCACGCTGACACCTGCTTCGCGGAGAAAATTTTCCACGCTGTCCATCATGGCTCCGCCTACCCCACCGCCACGCCATTCCGGATAAAGCCAGTACCATGTAAGCAGCGCCCACCCCAGCCCGCTGTGATCGATGTGCGGGTGAACGGCCGCGAATACGTAGCCCACCATCATGCCGGACGCGACGCGCGCGGTAACGATCTGAAGAACCCCCACCAAATCGTATTGGAGATAACGATCCAGGTCGAGCGCAAACGGGGCTTCGATATGGTCAACGCCGTTCTCCTCCCAGTTTTTGCGCAGCAGTGGAAGGATCTCTCGAAGTATAGGTGCCAATCGCTCACGCCGGAAGGTCACCCCGTCGTGTTCACCGAGCGGTGCGTCAGGCGCAGCGGGGACCGAGAGTAGTCTCGTCGTGCTGAGTTTCTGATCGCGTCGCTTCGCTGTTGACACTCGTCTTGCCCAGTTTACGGCTGGAATCCTGCGTCGCCGGTGAACGGTTCTTGAGACCCTTCAACAGGTTCCCGTCGCTCGCGACGGTCGATCCCTTCGCCATGGTCTTCCTCCTCGTGGGGTGGGGTGTATTCCTTGATCATGCCGATCAGCTGCGTCACCACGTTGTGGAGCGCGCCGATGCGATCGCTGACGTCGTGCGTCGGGGTCGCCAGCGTCTTCTGCAAGGCGGTCAGGCGGGTGTGCGGATGCGCCAGCCTGCGGCCCTCGCGCTGCTGCGCGGCGACACGCGCTTCCTCGGCGCGCTGTTCATCCGCAGACGGCCCCTCCTGACGATTGGCTGCGTCCATCTGCTCCTGCGCCGCGGCGCCCGGCTCCTGGTCGGCGAAGGCCTGCTGCGGCTGGACGTGGAAGGTGGGTTCTTCGGTCAAAGGCATGGAGGGCTCCTATTGGATGCACTGAAACGCGACGCTGAGCGTGACGGAGCCCGTGCTGGTCGCCGTGGCGTTCGTCAGCTGAATGGTCAACGTATTCGCTGTCGCCACGATCGACGACACCGCAGGGCCCGCGCCGGCCGTCGGGTTGTTGACGATGGTGCCCATGCAGACCGAGGCGGTAGTGATGCCGGGATCGGTGATCGAGACCGAGAGGTTCGCGTTGCCGGCGACGGTCGCGGCGGTGAACGACGCGATACCGCGCTGGACAAAAGAGGAAAAGACGAGCGGGCCGGGCGACGCCACCGAGCCGCTGGAGTAGCTGCCGAGCGATACTGCCGCGTTCGGCTGCGCCGCATATCCGCCCAGGCCCGTCGCATTGCCGTTGAGCTGGTTGATCAGCGCGTTGAGCGTGCCGACGATCTGCGACGGCTCGCTGTACTGCGAGGTGGCCGGCAGGGGCGGGACGCCACCGGCGATCGCCGCGGAGGCGAACAGGAAGGCAAAAAGGGCGGCTGCGAGCTTCTTCATGTCGGATCTCCGGAACGGATCGGTTGACGGTAGCAGGTAAAGGAACCGGGTGCAAACCCTAGAATTTGATGGCTTTTAGAACGGTGTAGACAGGCTGCAGCAGGAAAGGCGTTGAGCTGCCACCCTGTGCATTGAACACGGCGGTCGTCACCGGACTCGGGCCAACCAGCGTACCGCCGCTGCCCGTACCGCCTATATTAACAGACCCACCCGTGGGCGCTTGAACCAGTTGCCCAACACCGCCATTCAGAACTGTGGTGATGCTGCTGACAGAGGGCGTATAAGCAGGCAAATTGGCTACCACAATCTGTTGGTTTGCCACACCGCACTTGCTGCCGACCGATCCGGGGTTTGCGCATGCTGGACCCGCAATCGTTATGCCGCCGGTATCGATACCCATCGCCAGCCGGCCGTTCGCGTTGGGCACGTTGAAGGTCGTAGCACAGTCCCCCTGTGGCTGCGGCCCGATCGTCAATGTCGTGGCGCCATTGCCCGAGGCGTTGTTGTTCAGCACGATCGACAACCCGCCACCGGGGATGCTGGTGATCTGGGAATTGCAGATCACGTTGTTGCCCCCGACGTACCAGCCGACCTGGAACAGGCCACTGTTGGGGACACTGACCGTGGGGTTGCCGTTAGTCGTGGTCGCCGCGACCCCCGCGACCGCCATGCATGCGAACAGGTTCGGGAAGCCAGTGCGAGAAACCGTTTGCCCGTTCTCCGACAGATAGCCATTCGGGGTCGACACGCCCTGATAGTCGATCTCGGTGCATGGCTGCACGAAGGCCGTCACGGGCGCAGCATCCAGGAGCTCCCAGTTGACGCCGTCATAATAACCGAGCGTCACCTGGTTCTGCACGATCTCACCGCCGGACAGGCTCGACACGCCGGTCGCCGTGTGCGTCACCACATTGGTTGCAGGCGTGCTGTTAACTGTCCACGTCACGGGGCCGGTGTTGGTGCTGCCTGTCGGCGCCATGAAGTAGACGATGACGCCAGGGGTCAACGTGAAATTACTGGGACTGAGCCCGCTGATCGTGTAATTGCTCGGAGACCCCGCAGTGTAGGTCGCCTGCCCCGACCCGGTGGTGTAGATCCAGGACCCGCCCTGCGACGGCGGCAACGGCGTGGTCAGACCGAGGATGGACGTGATGTCGGTGTTGGCGCCAGCCGCCGCCGCGCGCGTCAGGCAGGTGACGATCGCGTTGTAGTTGGCCATCACCTGGGTGGCGTCGGCCGGCGTGCCGTTGGTCAGAACGAATGGCAGTGAGCAGGTGACGTTCGCCGACGCGACTGTCGACCACAACGCCAGCAGCGTGCCGAGCAGGAGCTTCTTCATTGGTTGACCCCTTGCAGGTAGCCGAGTGTCTGATAACGCAGGTGCAGCTTGCCGATCTTGATGCCCGCGCCGCTGGTGCCCGTGGCGACGATCGCCAGTCGCCGGAAGACCAGCGGGAAGTGCCACTGTAGCTGCCTCGAAAACAGGGCGTTGATGACGCTCTGCCACAGCGCGTTGCCCCACTGGAACGCGCCCCACAGTGTCGTGGCACCCTGTGCTGACACCGTGATGGAGTCGATCACCTGCCCGGTCTGGGTCTGCGCCGACACCTGCACGGGCAGGCCGGCCGCGAGCGCGAGATAAAGCGTGGTCTCGATCATGGCCACCTCAGACATTTCGTCGGTGTCGGGCAGCATCGGCGTTGCGAACTGCCACGATAACTGGTTGCCGTTCTCGACGAACGTGCTGTTCGTGAACTGCGTGGAGTCACTCTGCCACAACGATGCCGGTGTGTTCTGCAGGACGACGATGAACGTATTGGCGTAGGACTGCATCAGCTGCGCAGCCTGGGTATGCGGTCCGCTCCACAGCTTGCGAACGAAGTCGTACCACCATTGCTGCTGCAGCTGCTCGGTGCTGCTGCCGTTCTGCACCTGGATGCGATAGATCCCGTTGTTGTAGGCAGCGCAGACACGTGATGGCACGAGGACATTGATAAACGGCACGATGACACCCTCGCCGCTGATCCCGATTGGGTCGCTCACGCGCGCGTCGAAGTCGATGGTGCGGATGCCGTCGGGCGCCATGAAGGCGATGCCCTTGGACGTCGTGGCGATCGACAGCGGCGCCACCGTCCCGGTCGCGACGTTGAGGGAGTTGATCGCCAGTGTCGTCAACGAGGGGTCGCCGGTGACCTGATAGATGTTGGTCGAGCCCTTGAAGACCATGAGCGACTGGATGATGCCGCCGAGCTGGTTCTCCAGCGGCAGGGGCGCGGCGCAGGTCAGCGGGATGTTGTCGCCGAAGGTGATGATCTGGTTGGCGTTGGTGATGTTCAACGCGTTGAGCTGATCCGACATGTACGCAGCCGGCTGCGCGCTCGGTGGGTTGCACAGGAAGTAGCAGCGGCCGTTGTAGTTGGACACCCACTGTGGTGGGCAGATCAGCGCGTTGGTCGTCGTGTTGGTCGCGGTCCAGGTCAGCGCCGCCGGGTTGGAGATGTTGAGCACGCCGAAATAGGCGCCGCCCGCACCACTGAAACCCGGGTGCGCGAAGATGATGTCGACGCCGATCAGGTCCATGTTCGGCGGCGTCCATGCTCCCGACGTCTGCACGCTGACCGGCGTGTTGGCGTTGCTCACGCCCGCGATCGGCAGGAACACGCCCAGCAGCAGGTCATAGGCGAACGGTTGGTCGTGTCCGGGGTTCAGCTGAGTCCCGACCATCCCATAGATTCGGGTGCCGATCACCTTTATGCAGGAGATGAAGGTTGCGCCGAGGAAATTGGGACCGATGAAGCCCGTCGAAAAACCAGTGGAGAAACCCGGCGCATTGGTGACCAGGGAGGCGAGCTGCACCGCGGCCGGACGACACTGCCAGAGATCCTTGGTCGTGGGGTCGGGGATCAGGTCCTGCAGCGCGGCCATCGCACCCGAAGGCGCGCTGGAGGCGTCAAGCGTGTCGGAAGCCCCTGATGGAGACCATGTGAGGGGCTTCCCTGGTAGCGGGCTGTTCATCCATGCCTTGTATCAGTATTTCAGGCTGGTGCCTACGCGGACCATGTTTGATGGCTTGACGCATTGGCCGGAAGCAAGGCAGACGGAATTGGTGGCGTTCATCTGCCATCCCGCCCAGACGTCGAGGTCGACATTGTTCGACAGCCGGGTCAGGATGCCTGTCCCGACGATCGGCGCCAGCACCCAGTTATGCCCGGTGGCGGACGCGGTGAGAACGCCAAAATCCTGCTCGACCAGACCTGCGAACAGATAGCCGTTCCCGGGCGACGCTGTGATACCGGCGGGCAGAACGGGGAGGGACGGAAGGGCAGGAAAGTTGAGGTTGGGGAAGATGTTCAGCAAGTTGTTGATCGGGGAGCCCACGCCGATACGCTCGATAAACACTCCAGGTCCACTGAATGACAGCCCGCTGGTGCTGCCATTCAGATTGGAAAAACCGCCCTGGCCCTCCGCGAACCAGAACGCGTTGGTGGCGAACGGACAGGTATAGCCGACGATCGCGTCAATGTCGCCCTGCACGACCTGCGTGCCGGCCGGCGCACCGCTGACCGCTCCGGCGTTGCCACCGGTCCCGATACCGTAATAAAAGCCGCACTTCGTCGGGTAGCCGGCGGTCAGCGCCGCGGCTGCCTTGGTCGCGAGATCGGCCGCGTGCGCCACCGGAGCGATGAGCAGCGCGGCAATGAGTAAGAGCTTCTTCATGGGATGTCCCCTGGTTGATGAAGCCCGCAGGCTACGCGCTGCCGCTCAGGCTGGCTGTGCCTTTGTGGCAACATCCTGCAACTTATTGGCCGCGTTGATGGCTGCCACCGGCATCGTGGCCTCAACCTTGGCGACCGCTGCCGCGGCACTGCCCGACTGAACGTGCACGACGCCAAGGTTGGAATAGATCGACACTGCCCACGGGATAAGCAGGGGTGCCAACCCCGTCGCGATGGCAGTGATGGCCCCCGCATCGGTGGGCGTCAGCCAGCCTTTGCCACCAGCGTAAGCAAGCGCAGCGACGAACGCGATACGCAATTGACCCATGACAAAATCGTAGGTGAAAGTCGGTGCTCCGTTCATGTCCAGCTCCTAGTTGTAAATGCCTCCGAAGAGGGCGCCGCCGGCAGTGTTGCCAGGGAAGTAATTAGCTCCTCCCCCGCTTGTCTCCATGTCGGAATTGTTCTGAATCGAATACCGCTGCCCCGTGGCTGACCCGCTATAGGTCATACTTGCAAAGTTTCCGACAGCTACCGAGTACATCAGGACTGTGTTGACGAATGCCGGAGTCCCGGTGACGGTCGCGGTGGCCGTAACAGCATTCTCGATATAGCCTCCGTTATGCATATAAATGTGTCGTGCCCCGC